GCGGAACTCATTTGACTGGGATTTCATTGAAACCCTTAGAAAGGATTTTGAAACCCACCATGGCTACCATTACGACACTAGCGTTGATGTATTTAAGCATCAACGCCCATATCTTACTCCTGGAACTTATTCTGGAAAAACGCAAGATGTATATTACATACATAAAACTTGCCCAATCCAAGTTCCTTCAGAATACAAGCCGATAGAGGGTTTTTTCAAACCTTATCCTTCTGCACCTCTGAAAATGGAGATTGGTAGCGATACAGCTAATCATTCTGAAGTACTATTCGTACCAAAAGATTCCAGGGGTCCTCGAACTATCGTTCGTGAGCCTATGGCTAGATTAGCTGCTCAAATGAGTTTTCACGTATGGCTTCGAGACAATCTTCATAGAGTATCTCGTGGCCGTGTGAACTTTGTTAATCAGCAAGTCAACCGCGAACTTGCACGTACCTCATCCATTACAAGGGAGCAATCTACTCTTGACCTTAAGTCTGCTTCAGACCGTGTAGCTCTGTGTGTTATCCAGCACATAACTACCAACAGTCCGGCCTTTAGGTATTTCTTAAAACACCGGTCTCAGTATGCAATTTTACCTAATGGTAAGTTGCACAAACTGAAGAAGATTGCTGGCATGGGTTCAGGGCTTACCTTTCCGACGATGAGTTTACTCATTTACTTAGCTTCTGTCCGTGCTATTACAAACCAGAAAGTTTCGTACAACGACGCCATGGCTATGGTTTACGTATATGGTGATGACATTGTCATTCCTTCACGTTATACCAGTCATGTACATGCTGCTTTAAAAGCTGTTGGTTTAGAAGTTAATAGCACTAAATCCTTTAAACACTCGCACTTTCGTGAAAGTTGTGGTGGGGATTATTACAAAGGCCAAGATGTCGGGCCGCTTAGACTTAAGCTATCTAACTGCGAGAACACTGTAAAAAATAGTAATATTTTTTCTTCGGGTTCATTAGCTCTATTACAAATAGAGCGACATGCACGCGAGTGTGTTCGTCACGGTTTCTTGGCTCTAGCAGACTACTATTATTCTCTCATTGAGAGAAAATATGGTAGTTTACCTGCTGTCAGCGGGGACTCTCCTATACTTGGAAGGTATAGCTTAGTTGCTACTCCTTATCCTACTAGTGATGAGTTTGGTAATGCACCAAAGAAAAATTTTCTTTGTGCAGTGCCAGTTAAGAGGTACGTTGGCATTATGGATCCATATGTATTCCTAGGTTCGAAATTCTCCCAAGGTTTAGGAGTAATCGATCCTCTGAATTATATGGATAAAACCATAGGATCCGCGTACGGGGAAATAGCAGTCCCTAGACTTATGAAGTATGTTCGCATAGAGAAATCTATGGTAGATCTTCATGTCTAAAGTGGCCTTCCACCTGTAGATGGTTAGCGTTGAAAACACGCGTTCATCTTTTAGATGAAGTAGGTGGGTTACCATCCCCAAGGGGTTATCTGAACTTTCTTGAAAGTTGCAGGAGC